TACGTGCAGAGCTAATGGATAACTATGAACGCTTTGGCACTACTAATTATATACTAGCTGATGATACACTAAACGATAGGGAAAGCAAGCTAGAAATGTTAGGAGATGTTGTTCAGAGCCTACCTTTTGAACCAAACTTTGCTTGCTTTATACGTATGGATCTAACAATTGCGAAACCACAACAGCTTAAACTACTCAGTAGAGCTAGGGTATGGAATCATTTTTATGGTGTAGAAACATTTAACGATGACGCAGGTAAAGCAGTAGCCAAAGGTATGCCGTCTAAGCGTATCAAACAAGGTCTAATGGATATGCGTGAGCATATGATGGGTGAGCTTGGGTTATACAGAGGCAGTTGTGGAATGATTGCAGGGTTACCACATGAAACTCCAGACAGTTGGCAACGTTCAGAAGATTGGCTTAGAGAAAATTGGGGAGACCAAAATTGGGATTGGTGGCCTCTAGAGATTAGCTTAGATACCAATACAGCAACCACTAGCGTTTTTTCAAAAGAATGGCGTCAGCATGGTTATAGAGAAATAACCGATCCTGCACGTCTAGCAGAAATACATAGTTACTATGATAGAGAAGCAGGAGGAACCCAACATAAGTTTGATAACAAAAGTTTATATTGGGAAGCTGATTGGGCTGACATAGGACAAGCAAGCAAATTTGTAAAAGAATGGCAAGATGGTGACTTTTGTAGGAATGAACAGTTAGTTAGTAGTTTTCAGTTGTTAAACTATCTTCCTTTTGTTAAAAGCACCAAAGAACTATTAGAATTAAAGCTACGTCCTATGATGTGGAATATTCATAATGGACAACAGCATAATGAAATAGTTGTACCTTATATAAGACGTAAACTTGAAGGAATTCAATCACTTGAAGCACTTAAACAAAACGGAGCAGGACCAGGCTTTTTAGATCTAGCTAGGAACAAGCATTTTGAAATGTGTACTCATAACAGACGCCTTAGCGATCTGTGGGCATCAATTAACTAGACTGTTATATACTTGTGACCACATAGGGTCTTGATCGCCCCAACTGCGGGCAGTAACACACCATCTATCTTTATCAGATATCATATCAACATTGTGCGGAACGTTAGTTCTACATACAGTAACTACTTTATGACTAAGACAGTGTTCGCTATCACGTTCTAGTAGTTCACAAGGTGTTTCCTGATAAGTCATTGAGCCTGCATCTGGGCTACTAGATTCTAGCCCAGGGAAAGGTAGTTGTCCTTTAGCCGCTTGGCTAGCTTGATCCATGTTTTCAGGATCCCACCAGGGCTTGTACCACACCATAGGATTATTATCTTCCTCTAGTACCCAGTTGTAGCTTAAAGTTACAGGAAGATTTAATCCCTCTTGTGGATCTACATCTATATGAGCACCAGGGTGTTGATATCCTGCTTTCCTATGAAATACAAGTACACCGGTAATGTTACATTCAAAATAGTTGTTAAGTAATGCAGTAAACTCATTTGTAAGTAATAATTTATGATCGCATTGCCAAACAGTTGCTCCGCCTGTGGCTATTTGTATAAACTCAGGGTGATTGCGTAGATATTCTCGAGGGTCTACACTAAATGCATTTTCAACACTTAGATCTGTTTCTACCCAATTACGCATTGTCTATTGCTGCTTGAAACATTTTGTAGGGTATTGTGCATACCCAAAAGTAAATTGGCCAAAATATTAAATTGCCAATTATAACATCAATCATTTTTCTCTCCGGCATAATAACATGCTAGTTGAATTTTGTAATAAGGATTGTTTTCAAACTTTTTCCAATTCTTTGCGGCAATTAGTTCGCTACATTCTGTTAATGGCATTGGTTGTTGCTGTACATATTGATTACCAATGTACTTCCACTCTCCTTCTGCTGTTTGTCCCCATAGAGAAACTACTAATACTACTAAGTCTGTTACATTCATTTTTTCCTACTTTCTAATACTTCTTTGCATTTGTCAGTTGCATAAGTTTTAAACCATCTAGGAGCAATCGCATGTAATGCTACAGCATATGCTGCCTTTTCTAGTTGCCATGACACCCACATTGCATGCTTGAAGTGTTGCCAACGGGTTTCACCTACATCTTCTAAATGTGCCTTACACTGTTTACTAAACATTAAAAGTCAACCTCTCTACCTTTGTGTTCCCATGTGCCAAAGCGTGTAGGCTCAGCACCAGTTGGTCCACCAAATTCTTTAGGCTGTACGATCCATGGTTGTAGTTTGTCAACAGCTTCATCCCATGTAGCCCAATTCATAATACATCTAGCACTAATAGCCCAACGCTCTTGTTGGCCCATGTCTACGTTGTGTAGTACATTTGTTCTAACCATTACAAGTTTGTCGTGTCCTATTGTGCATCTATCTATTTCTTTACATTCGCTCACAGGTATTTCATCATAGTGTACAGCGTCAGTAAATTTCTTTAGTTCTATTTTTGCAGTGTCTAGAGGCTCGTGCCATGTCATAGCACTATCATCGCCTTCATCTAGTATCCAGTTGTAGCTACTAACTACAGGGTAAAAGTCGTTGACATCCATGCTATCGCTAGAATTAGTTGCATGAAATCCGTTTTCATATTCTACACCCTCTACCCTACTAGGGCTATTGTTAGGGGCTACGTCTATATGTGCGCCAGCGTGTTGATAACCTGGAGCTCTCCAAAATATAAGTGCGCCAGTCACGTCTAAAAATGGGCATGTTTCTTTTACATAGTCTACCCATGTTTGGCTGAATATTTCATCTTTACCAAAAGTCCAAATACCCCCGTGTCCTTCTATGAATACGTCAGCTCTATCTGTGTTGTCAAAGCAGTGCTTCTTAACATCAATATTAATTGCATCTTTGGTATCGATATCAAGTCTTACCCAGTTTTTCATTGTACAATCCTATCTTTTAATGTTTTAGTATAGTCGTCCCATGACCAGTGCCATAAAAATCTTGCACTAATCAACCAACGTTCATTACTACCCATATCTACAGTATGAGGAACATCTGTGCGTACAAGTGTAGGAGTTTGCCCTATGCACAACCTATCTATTTCTGTCAATTGTTCTAGTGGCCATTCCATGTTTTGATCTGTTTCACTTCTTTTGGTATTTGTACCTTCTACATTAGGCATTTCATACCAAGTCATCTCAGCATCATCCGGATCAACTGTCCAATTTAACCCTGCACCATACAGTTCTCCTGTTTGTCCAAGATCAACATGGGCCCCTGGATGTTGATAATGTGGAGCTCTGTAAAATATTTGTGCTAGATCTACTTTTATACCTAGATCATTAAGAAAGTCCTGTTTAAATATAGTATCAGGATTTAATGTCCATACGCCTGCTTTTCCTTCTATATAAAGTGCATGTTCGCCTTCGCGGTATGGGTCGCTGAGGATATAATCTTTTAGATTAATCTTTAGAGCATCTGTTACATCTAAGTTTATTCTATGCCAATTCGGTCGGTTCATTAATCCATTCAACTTTATCTACGTCCCAGCAATCATCAAAATTTACTTTGAATGTAATATCTGTTACGGTATCTAGAAGTTGAACAAGACGATTCTCGATATCTCGCACTTCAATCAAACCAATACTTTCGTAATCTCCTGGAACACCTTTATGTGCTTGTCCTGGTTGTACATTTTTATCTTGTACAGCAAGACCAGAATCTTTGTCTACAAATGTTGTTACTTTAAAGCGACAGGCCCAACTTTCACCTGCAGGTATATCTTCAATCTTCATTGTTCCTCCTATATACATACTTATCTTTGGAAAAAAACAAGGATAAATATCTGAGTACACTTCGTACACAAAAGGAGAACTCCAATGACATTACGAAACATATCGCTTAACCTCGAAGTTGGGCAAACAATTCTTGTGGGACAAAACGATTCACCAGCAAAGATTACCAAGATAGAATTTCACGAAAAGTCAGGCCAGGTATCATTAAATACCACCAAAGGTCCAAGGAGTGCTCTTACGTTTAAATTGTGTGAGCAACAGAATAATCATTACGAGACTCCTGCTGACAAATACCGCTAAATAACTGTATGCGAGTACAAGACTTATTACAGCTAGAAGCGGATATTGAAGAGTGGGCTGCAACACGTAGTCTATGTAAAAGTTCCAAGCCAGATCATGCTATTGGAGCAAGTGCCCTTGCATCTTGCAAAGCACAAGGCTATCGTGCAAGACAGACAGGCAAGACTCAAAAAGTAGGTAAAAAACGTGTAAAACTCGGGGGCAAAAAACTAAAGTCCAAAGATTATGGTGGACCAATTAGTCCGACTGCAACGGGCTGATTATGTTAGCTCCCGGCAAAATACTCGTAGCACACCCTAAACTTGAAAGCGGATTATTTGGAAAGAGTGTTATAATTCTAACCGAACACCATGATAGTGGTACTGTTGGATTTATAGTAAACAAACCTTGTCAAATTGATCTAAACAAAATAATGAGAGATAGAGGAATTGAATGGCCTAGTGCTGATGTTCTATATCAAGGAGGACCTCTTAATACTTCTGCTCTTGTAATGATTCATACAGATGACTTTAGCTCTACTAACACTATGTATCTACCTGGAGGGTTTGCAGTAAGTAGTGACGAGCTTATGATCGAAAAAATAGCAATGGACAACAAACCAAATGCATTTAGATTCCTAACAGGTATATGCAGTTGGGCACCAGGACAATTAAATCACGAAATAAAAAAACAAAAACAATGGTTGACAGCTACACCGAATGATGCTATGCTATTTAATAGTACGGGATTAAAGCAGTGGAGAAGAGCTCTAAACCTAGTAGCATCAGAGACCACTGCACAATATTTCTAGATTGGAAAATAAAATGCGACTGTCAAATAGAGTACTAATTACTTTACTTACTATCTTTTATTCCTCACTATCATTTTCTTTTGTTGCACAAGCCCATGAAGATCCATTGGAAATGCCTTGGCCCAAAGGAGAAAAGGTTCCTTGTCGTTGTGATATTCTCGCAATGCCATATGAGCTATGCTTAAAAGGTATTGGTGCAGAAGAATGCTTTAAAGTAGTAAAAGAAGAAGGTAAATCTAAAAAGAAACAATGTCCAAATATAAAAGCAAACGGTAGAGAGTTGCATTGGCAGGACAACGTCAATGACTTTGCGACATCTAGTTGTGCGTTTAAAGTTTCAGAAGAGGAAGAAGCCGATCCTAGTGTTCCAGGAATGAGTAACCCTGTAATTTATCCTGTAGTGATACCTTGTCATGAACTAGGAACGTGGCTTGAAAATATGCAGAATGATTTTCAGCTTTATCCTTTTGCACAAGGAAATGCAGTAGTGCGTCACGGACAAACATTTGAATTTGCAAAGCCAGAAATGTTAATGATGGTAAACCCTTTGAATAAGAATTATGCAATGTTAGGTGTTTTTCCAAACGGTTACGCATGTCTACTTGCCAGCGGAGACGGGTTCGAAATGCTCGTTAAACCGTAAGTTAACGCAAACAACATACACTAATATAAATAGAAGACACAGGGAGTAGTACATGTCTATAAGCCCAATTTCTATTCACAATTATGTGGCAGAGACACTTAGTCTAACAAAGCTTCACGAGCATACACTTCCAAAAACAACAGAACAAGCAATAAAAGATTTTAGAGAGCATCAGCGTGTTCACAACGGTGCTTGGCATCTTGGTAATAAATTAGATATTATGGTTTGAAATGAGTGATGTACTATTATTAAACGCAGACGCACAGCCTACTAGTTACATTCCCCTTTCAGTTATCAATTGGAAAGAAGCAATTACTTATGTATGGATGGACAAGGTAGTTGTACTTGATTGGTACGATGATTGGATGGTAAGCAGTCCTAGTTGGGAAACAAAAGTTCCTGCGGTAGTTATGCTGAAAGAAATGCAACGACGGCGTGGCCGTCCAAGATTCTCAAAAACTAATCTTTACATCCGCGACTTATACACTTGCCAATACTGCAACACTACCCACACAAGAAAAGAACTAACCATGGACCATGTCATTCCGTTGAGCCTAGGCGGTAAAACTAAATGGGATAATATGGTTGCCGCTTGTAGTCCATGTAATACCCTCAAAGGTAATAAAACACGTATGAAGCCTAAAAATAAACCATACACCCCAACTTATTATGATCTAGTTGCAAAAAGAAAACAATTAGATATGCCAATTAAACATGAAGCATGGAGAACTTATATATGAGTAGATTTATAGCCGCAATGGATCACAGTGGTGGTTCAACAGGAGGAGTACTAGAACGATACGGACAAGCGTATACTGAAGAAGATAAAATGGATAAAGTACATGATATGCGTTTGCGTATGGTAAGCTCTCCAGACTTTAATAATGATAGTATATGGGCGGCTATTTTGTATCGTGACACAGTTGATAGAGGTATGGTTCCTATTCTTAGACAAAAAGGTATTCACCCTTATCTAAAAATAGACAGTGGCTGTGCAGATGACGGTACACTTAAAGACTTTGATACTAATGAAATACTTACATATGCAGTTGCCAAAGGCTGTGTAGGTACTAAGATGCGTAGTATTGTTAAGACTCAAGAAATAGTAGACAGTGTATTGGATCAGCAGTTTGAGCTAGCTAAAAAAATACATGCATGGGAACTTATGCCAATAGTAGAGCCTGAAGTTCCAATAGAACATGAACACAAGCAAGGACTAGAGATAGCCTTGCTACACGGACTTAAGAAACGTTTAGATGAATTTGATGGTAAATGTATTCTTAAATTAACGCTACCTGAACAACCAAATATGTATAAAGACCTTATAGGACATAAAAGTGTACATGCAGTTGTTGGTCTAAGTGGAGGATACTCTACTGAGGAAGCATGTCGTCGACTTGCACAAAATGATAATATGACTGCAAGTTTTAGTAGAGCCCTAAGTGAAGGTTTGTTTCATCATCAAACAGATGTAGAATTTGATATGACTCTGAGCATGAACATAAAGGATATAACAGAAGCGAGTACATAAGTGACAACAAAAGTTGGAATAAATGGTTTTGGAAGGATAGGTCGTTGCCTAGCCCGAATCATCACAGACGAAAGAGACGACCTTGAACTAGTTAGAATAAACGCCACAGGCGATGAACATGTAAACAATCATTTGTTAAATTTTGATAGTGTGCATGGCAGATGGAAGGGCAAACTAAAAGACACTACAACATACTCACACACAAGGGATATTAATCTATTAAATTGGAAAGGTGTTGATGTTTTGTTAGAATGCACAGGGCAGTTTAGAGATGGGAATCAATCTAGTGTACATCTTCAAAACGGTGCAAAGACTGTTCTCATAAGTTCGCCGGGAAAGAATGTAGACCGTACAGTTGTTTATGGTGTTAATCATAATGATATATCAGTAAAAGATAGTATCATTAGTAGTGCAAGTTGCACAACAAACTGCCTTGCCCCAATTGTAAAAGTTTTAAATGATAGTTTAGGAATCATACGTGGTTCAATGACTACAATTCATAGCTACACAGGCGACCAAGCTACAATCGATAGGAGGCATGATGATTTATATCGTGCTAGGGCGGCCGCAATGAGTATGATACCAACTACAACAGGAGCCGCTAAGGCTCTTAAGTCGGTACTACCTGAAATGGAAGGGAAAATTATTGGAAGTGCTATAAGAGTACCTACACCGAATGTAAGTTGTATTGACTTACACTTTTATAGCGAAGCAGATGTTGATGTTGATACAGTAAATGATATTGTAAAAACAGCAAGCGAAAATGAAATGAAAGGAATTATTGGTTTTGAAACTAGACCATTAGTAAGCATGGACTTTAATACTACAAACGAAAGTTGTATCTTTGCAGCCGACAGTACACTTGTTTGTGGGAAGTTAGTTAGAGTATTATGCTGGTACGACAACGAATGGGCATTCAGTAATAGAATGGCCGATACAGCTTCTCATATAGGATTAATAAATGAATATTAATATAACGACACACCCGACAGGTAGAAGTCCGGAGAACAAATACTTTTTTGGACATCGTACTGAAGCATTAGATCTTACTAGGCCTAAGTATAATAAGATTGGTAATGAGCAAGACTTTAAAGACTTCCATAACGATATGTATGAATTAGAATACAATCATAATCTTGTGTTTTATACTTGCGGCCTTTGTTTTAGAGTAGAAACAAATGACGACAGGCATGCACAATTTGTACGCAATATGTTTCCTGTGGTTGATAACCCATTACAATATACAGCTGACTGGACAATACTACATAACACAGACATTGAAATGTCAAAGCCTAAAATACACGTACATCTAGACGAACATGTAATGCTAATTGCAGGCACTACGTTCTTAGGAGAAATTAAGAAAGGCGTGTTTGGTATTGTAAGTTTTGAATTACCAGAACATAAAGTACTTCCTATGCATTGTAGTGCATTTACTTACAAGGACAGTACTAATCTTATGTTTGGTCTTAGTGGCACTGGTAAAACTACATTGTCTAGCGATCCTGATTACAAACTAATTGGTGATGACGAAATAGCATGGAACTACGAAGGCGTTAATATGATAGAAACAGGGTGTTATGCTAAGAGCGAAGGGCTAACACCTGAAACACATCCAACTATTTTTAATGCAGTAGAGCTAGCAAGGTCAAACAATTGTTTGGTTGAAGAAAACCCAGGCGCCGCTAATGCTAGGCTAAGTTATCCTTTAAACCTTGTTGAAAATGCATATGACACAACAGATTTTGATCACCCTACTAACATTTTCTTTTTAACAATGGATGCCAAAGGCATGTTTCCACCTATTAGTAAAATAAGCGGCAACACAGTGCGTAGGTTTTTTGAAACAGGATACACTAGTCAAATGCCAGGAACAGAAGCAGGAACAAACGAAATCAAACCTTTGTTTAGTCCTTGCTATGGTTCGCCCTTTATGCCTAGGGCAGTTTCTGAATATAGCGATTTATTAATGGATAAAATAGACACACATAAAGCTAATGTCTATCTAGTTAACACAGGTATGGACAAAGACGGAGCAAGGTTTCCGTTAGAGTTTACTAGACAATGTGTTAAAGATGCTATTGTTACAGGAAGAGCTGATAACAGTGAGCAAGTACTACAAACTTTGGAAGGATTATTGAATTGAAGTACGTAATTGATATTGATGGCACCATCTGTAAAGAAGTAATTATACCTGACAGCGGTGGCAAAAAAGACTATGCTAATCATATACCAATGCCAGATCGTATTGCAAAAGTAAATGCACTATTTGACGCAGGACACACAATTAAATATATGACAGCTAGAGGTTGTGTTAGTGGAGTAGACTATTACAATCTAACAAATAACCAATTAGTAAAATGGGGTGCAAAGTTCCATGAACTAAGCGTAGGTGAAAAAGAGAACTACGATATTTGGATAGATGACAAAGCGTTTTGGAGTGAAAACTTCTTTCGTGAAACTGGCGAAAGTTATGAGTGATGTGGTATGTGATAATATTTTTTGCTGCTTTGAACGCAGACGGATCTCAGCCAATGTATGTGTTTACTAAACCAACATTTGAAACAGAAGCACAGTGTAGGTTTACACTAACAGATAAAAAAAGTGTAGAGAGTTATACAATGAAACTTGTAGAAGCGTACAAAGGAACACTACCAGGACCTATTAGAGGTGTTAACTGTATTCCTCAAAAGTTGTTTGAAGAACTTAAAGAAATAAAAGGTGAAGGAGATAGAGGAATTACTATATGATAGAACACCTAAAGAAATACATAGGATTATACCTATTAGGAATGATTGCTTTAGCAATCTATTTTGATGCAGCAGATGATAGCTATCCAGTATGGGTATGGTGGTTGCTAATTCCTGTAGTACTATGGAAGACGCCGCCATTTAATATAGGTGATTGGTTCTGGGGTAAAGTAGCAGGCTTTTGGGAATGGGTACTAACACCCTTAATAAATCAATTAAAAAAATTGCCTTGGTGGGCTAGGACTATATTTGCAGTAGTTCTTTTGTACTGCTTCGAACAATACTTCCTAGCACCACTAGGCTATACCATGTTACCATGGCGCATGGATTTTAGTTAACGTTTAGATAATATAAAGTTTATTCTGTTCTCATGCATTTTGCGGATGGCACGTTTAAAGCACCAGAGCATGTAAGTATTCATAACACCTCTCCCTTGCGGTTAAAGTGCGTTCCTTCGCTAGTGCTACTTCCGTCCCTTTATGGGATGAACGTATAGTATTTAGTTGGCTCTGGGGGAAGGACTCGAACCTCCACGGTAAATACTTTGCGAGTTACTTACCACACGGTTAACAGCCGTGCGTGTCTACCATTTCACCACCCCAGATCATTCTTATATCTTGTTGATCTTTTCTAGTGCAGGTATCATACGTGTAATACCAATACCTCCGCCTACTCTTTGAAAAAAGTCAAACTCTAAAAACTTTTCAAGCTCTGCTTCTACACGTTCTTTGCCAAATAGTTTGTATAGTAATTCGCTATACTCTCCATCTACAATACTATGGAATGTATCACGCATCATATCAACATCGCATGAGCGTTCTGCTGATCCAATAGTTTCCATACCGCCTAGTATAACATCCATTTTCTTTGCTGTATTGCCATCATCGTTTCTAGCCATGTTCCAGAAAGGTGATGTTAGCTCTGGAAAGTTTGTAATCAAACAACTACCAAAGTTCATCTCCATTGCTAGTTCGTGACTTGCATCCATTTCAGTGTCTGCACTTATACCCCAATGCTGTTGCCATTCTCTATATGTTTTTTCTGTTAGTGCATCAAAGCCTAAGTACTCACATAGTTCATACTCCATTGCTTTAAGATCATCAACACTACCTGGCATTTCAAATTCAAACATTGGAAATATTATATCGTGTCTACCCGGAATAGCGTTTGGTTCTTGTCTATAGGAAGTGGAGACACAAAAAAACCCCTTACTATCGGGGCTACTTAATAATTCATGTTCTAGCCACATCTGGCCTGTTTGCGGCAATGGCCAAACTTGGCCTGCGTAATTATATGTTGCTACATTAAATGGATCTTCGCATGCGGCTAGTATACTAAGCCTATTCTGCGTATGGACTTCTAAAAATCCTTTGTCCAAAAAAAATGACCTTAAAAGGTCAACGGTGTTTGTAAACTTCTTCGGCGATATTAGTTGCGTCATTTTCTTTTCCTTTTAGTAAATTCAACCTAAAAAAAATTTGCTCAAAAAAAATTGAGCCTATTTCTTCATCTGTTTATTTATCTTCTTCGTACAGGCTTAGCGTTTTTCTTTTCCTCAGCGGCTCGCTGTGCGTCTTTTATTTTATCTTTTTCAATTTGATCTTTAAGTACAGTGCCTGCCCACAATCCTACTCCATAGACAAGGATTACAAGAACTGATACAAAAATTAAAAGTGAAATAGGTGTCCATTGTTCTATCATTTTTTAGGAGCACAATCTGTTGTAAAATCTTGTAGACCATGTACGTAATTGTATAAAGTAAACCAGTCACGTTCACGCATTTTGTTGTAGTCATCACAAGGAAATAATAAACTTAAATTAAACACAATACCAATCTGATTATGTGTTACTAATTTTGCAAGAGTCATTGCTTTTCCGTGGGTACATCTTCCTAAATGAAATCCACACAAGTAATATTTGTCATAGTGGGTTGGTATATCTTGTATGAAAGGGAATATTTTATCTTGTGTTGTATCCATCTCCTCCATTATTTCACGTCCATCTGCAACATGAATAATATCAAAACGGGATCTTATTAATTTAAGTGTTTGATTTAGATAAACGCCAAACGCTTTTGTTTCATCTGCAAGATGAGGGAAGTCTTGAGCATCATGAGGTAAAGGTTCCTTCCATGCATCACATACTACTAAACATTCTGTTGCCACAATAATACTCCTACATTAATATTTACCTTAAATACACTGATGATAGACAAGGATCCATTTGAACAGGTTCTACGGGACCTAAAACAGCAAGGTAGGTACAGAGTGTTTAACGATATACTTCGTGAACGCGGTGACTTTCCTAAATCAATTTGGTACGGGCCTTATGCAATAAAAAATATTGTAAACTGGTGTAGTAATGATTACCTCGGTATGGGTCAGAATAAAGTCGTCATTGATGCAATGCATACTGCCTTAGATCAAACAGGAAGTGGATCAGGTGGTACGCGAAACATTGGCGGTACTTCGCACTACCATGTAGCACTAGAGCATGAGCTTGCAAAATTGCATGGTACTTCAAGTGCTTTATTGTATACAAGTGCATATGTTGCCAATGAGTGGACACTGGTTGCTCTAAGCAAAATCATTCCCAACATTATGTTTTTAAGTGACGACATGAACCATGCCAGCCTGATAGAAGGTATAAGACATAGTGGTGCTCCTAAGGCAAGATGGAAGCACAATGATCTGAGCGACTTAGAAGAAAAATTGCAAGATTGCGTAGCTAACGATATGATACCATGTATTGTATTTGAATCTGTGTATAGCATGGATGGTGACGTAAGTCCAATTAAAGGTGTTTGCGAGCTAGCCGAAAAGTATAGGGCCATAACATATCTAGACGAAGTACATGCTGTAGGCTTGTACGGGGAATCAGGGGCCGGTAAGCTAGAAGAAGTCGGACAAGAAGGTGTAGTTGATATAGTCAACGGAACTTTAGGCAAAGCGTTTGGAGTACAAGGCGGTTACATAGCTGGTGAAGGGATTGTCATAGACGCAATCAGATCAGTAGCTAGTGGATTTATATTCACTACCAGCATGAGTCCTGTGATTTGTGCTGGTGCCTTAGCTTCAATTAAATATTTAAAGGATCATAATGAGTTGCGTGTTCAACATCAAGAACGTGCATCTAAGTTAAAGTCTATGTTAGCAGAAGTTGACATAGAAGTGCTAGATGTTGCAAGCACACACATAGTTCCTGTAATGATAAGAGATGCAAAGCGTTGCAAAGAAATTAGTGACGAGTTGCTTAATGAATATGGGATTTATATACAACCCATTAACTACCCAACTGTTCCAGAAGGAACAGAAAGGTTAAGGATCGCACCAACTCCTTTGCACACTGACGCTATGATGAGCGATTTAGTAGACGCATTGGTTAAGGTTATAAAGTGATCGCAGAAAGGAACAACATGGACTTAATTAAAAAATATCTTTATCAAGGGTTTGGATTCTTTTGTGTAGGAATGGCCTACATCGGTTTCGTTACTCCAGGAATACCATTTAGTATTTTTCTAGTAATGGCTGCTTGGGCATTTGCTAAGAGTTCTCCACGGATGCATGCATGGTTATACAACCATCCATGGTTTGGAGAGTTCCTAACAAATTGGACCACAAAGAAAGTTTTTCCAACATGGGCAAAATATGCTATGATAATTGTAATGTCAAGTACATTAGCATTTACATGGTTTACTACAGGCAATATCAAGGCAGTTCTTTACTCAGGCATTTTTATGTTAGGCGTAGCAATATGGTCTTGGAGGTATCCGGGGTCGGTTAACGAGTACAATCGCAGAGTAGAATCAAAGGAGAGGATTGCGTGGCTAAGGTAGAATTTGATGATCCACAAATATGGACAGTTGAAGAATTATTAGAATCAGAAAGAAAAGGAATAGCAGAACTAATTGAAGATTTGGCTAAAGAAGAACATCCAGATGTTGCAGAAATACAGAAATTAGTAACAGTTGCAGGATATATAGAGGACCGTCTTTCAGGAAAATACACTTGACATGTGCTAAATACTATGCTATATTAATAGCGTACACACAGACACATAGGAGAATATAATGACTGTAGACACTAAGTACGGTGCTGACATTTTAAAGCAGACCCAAGCAATGGCAGAAATGGTAAAAGACATGATGCCAAAAATCAACACAAACAAAAATGGATATGAAATCCGATCTAAGATCTTACAAATTGCAAAAGATCAAGAACACTTTGAGTATAATGCAAAGTTTGCAGGCTGGCAACAGACTTCACACGTAGATTCGGAGACTAACGAAATAGTAACAACTGTAGAGATGCCACCTATTCCAGGTGTTGACTCTATTTTAGAAACTGCTAATAAGTTCTATGATTTCGTTAACGATAAAAAGTAACTAATATAAAGAGAATATAATATAAAGGGACATAGTCCTTACAACATATAGATAGTTAGCAACCCCCGGCACAGGAAACTATGTCGGGGGTTAATCGTTTTACGCTACTCTTCTTTAGTTGTTCGTTTTTGTAGTGCATTAAGTAATAAACCATATGCAGGTAGGAATACAATTAATCCTACTACAATTTTTGTTAGTGTATTATTAAACGCTACGTCTGCAACCCATGGTGCAGGATAAAACGCTGTGTAAAAGAATGCGTAAGTATCAATGATGTTAGCGGCAACAGTCGAAACTGCAGGGGCTATCCACCAAGCTGACATTCTTTCACGAATGTGTTGGAATACGTATACGTCAAGCATAGTACCAATTGCATAAGCAGTACCACTAGCTAAACCTACACGATATGCATGTTCATCACCTAGTGCTAATAATACAAGCACAGAAGCAACAATCGCAGGAATAATTGCCATTGCAACAACAGCTCGTCCTGCTTCTTTGCCAACTAGTCTAACTGTAAGGTCAGTAGCTACTACAACAATAGGAAAAGTAAACGCCGCTGCTGCTAACGGAAACTCTCCAAACAATGGTAGGTCTGCTCCTGGAAATACATTAAATCTAATTGTAACAAGGTAGTTGCTGAGTGCAATTACCGCGGTGTGTAATATGACTAGGTTACGTACCAACGTCATATTAACGTCTTTGAATATATTACTAAACATGAAATTCCTTTCTATATATTGTCGACTGGGTATTTAAGTCTAGGTGTGTAACATTAAAGTAGTACTGAATGATGATAATCAACCAGATTAAATACACTACTGACGAAAGCTTATGTCAGTTAACAAAGGAGGTATCCATTATGGAAATCTTAAATAAAATAAGAGGATGGGCAGGTGCTATCACAGAAGTAGGTATTTCACTTATTTCTTTAGCAGTTGTACTGGAAGTTCTCTTCAACGGCCAAAACATTCCGTTCTGGCCAAACATCAACGTTGTTAGCAATATCACTGCAATGATCTCAGGATTGTCTGCACAAGGTCTTGTTGGCTTAGTTGCTGTCTGGGTGTTATATCATATCTACAATCGCAAAGCGTAAAATTTTATAACACTTTTTGAGTGGCAGAGCCTTCTTGGCGGAGAGTTCTGTCACTCTTTTTTATTTGTTTATTTGGTCAGCCATTCCGTGATTAACATCTGCATGCCCTTGCTCGTCAGCTCTTACTTTTTTAATTACATCACTTAACTTTGCAGTTTTTTTCAATCCGTAATAATCTATTGCAATTTGCGGAGCAGGAATATTTTCAACCTTGCTACTTTTTATTTCATCTAGATATTGTGTGTATGAAATAACAGCTTGATCTTCAAAGTATCCTATCATCCTGTGTGCAGTGCCTGGAAAGAAAATGTATAAAACTAGATAGAAGTGCCAAAAAACAAGCTGAGCAAATGCAATTAATAATCTTTCAAAGATATTTGGTTTTGCAATTTCAATGAAGATCATTAAATGCATTCGTTCGTTTTCAGCTTCGTCTAGTAAAGTCTTAATCCAGCCTCGCTCATCAGGTTGCATCTTTCTTAGGCTACGTAAGTGATTCCACATGCCTGCTACCATACCTGGTACTCCGGCAACAGTTTCAAGTACTACTGCTCTGTGTCCATAACGCTTTGCAAAAAAAGTATCTGCAAACCATCTAAACATCATTGTAAGCCTAAACGCTATACTATCGGCGATGTCAACTCTTTTTATCATCTAGCCAATCTGATTCTTCGTCAGTGTACGGCCACATTAGTGTGTGCCTCTATAAATTTGGCCACCTGATGCAATGTGTTTAATATCGCAACGGCTGATGCCCATGTCGTTAAGTTCATAATCACTTAATTTAATAAGTTCATTGTAAACTTTACGATCAAACTTTGGTTTAAACTTTGATACAAAGTTATTTAAAATAGCAAACATTAGTCTTTCCTTCCTTTGAAATAATGCTTAGATGGTTCGTAAGGATTCGTTAGCTCCTTCCAAAAGCTTTTTAATACTTTCCACATGGCTAAGTTGTAAGTTGTGCTAGAGACAACCACATGCAACTAAAAATAATAATGCCAAGTCCGCCCATTAGGACTGCTTCACAAAATTCTCCAGTGCATCTGCTGTGTAGATCTTTAATTTTATTAATCATAGTCTTCGTTCCTGTGTGTGTTGATTACCTCTCATAGTAAAAAGCATACCCCTTCCGTATGAATCAGTAATCATTAATGTTGTTAATAACATCAAGCAGACCCCTGCTCGATAAAAGTTATAGTTGTCCTAAGAACGCTCCGAAATTATTCTAGCTTGTTCTTCGTACAACCTTTTAGCTGCTTGGTATTGTCCTTGACGAGCAAGTTCAGCTGCCGCTCTAGCATAGCTAGCACTTTCTGCTGCTCTCATCAACGCATTACCCATAGCTTTGAATGGAGTTAATAATACCATTATACCCATCCTCTCAAATTATTATTTGATTGTGGTGGTCTTTCACCACTAGTCCTGACCATATGATCATACGCGAAACGCCAATCGCTTCCGTACTCTGTTTTTGCCCATGTTAGGTAACTGTTGTGGTCACTGGATGTCTTAGATCCAAACAGTTGCCGTAGGACTTTAGTCACATTTCTCATTGTGAATCTCCTAGTTTAAAAATGTTGGATGCTTAAGGAAAGCAATACCCCGAGTCTTTTCTCGGCGTCAATGTCGCTTTGGACATCGTCAATTGCTGTTTTAGGAGTGCTTTCAACTCCCATAGTCTATCCTATGTGTCTGTGTGTGGTTACATTTACTGTAACGCTTTTATTTATCATCGAGAAGCTATAAAACGTACAGTTTAGAGCGGATAAACCACGATTTTACCATTTTTTTTGCAAATACCTACTATGCACGATATGCATACCGTGTCAATACTCTATTGATATTGTTAATAATAGGAGTTATTATAAATAATCAGTCGGGCAACGTCGAGCCTGGTCTTAATATGTGAGCGATGGGGTAAAGCCATCAAGCAGAGGAGATAACAAATGGACGCACTCACCTTATGGAGCCTGGTCGGGTTCCTATTTGCTGCTTATGCAGTTATTGCAAACGATTCAGTACAGACTCTCGGTACATGGATGGCATCAAACAATGAGAGATTCAACTACAAAATATTATGGGCATCAGCAAGTACAGTATTACTTGCCACGCTTTGGTATGGTTGGGCAACTAATGGCGGCGATATAAGTTATGGCCGTCTTAATAAAATACCGTGGCAAGAAATACAATGGTATCATGCAGCGGCACCAGGTATACTTGTATTACTTACTAGACTTGGTGTACCTGTATCAACTAGCTTCTTAGTACTAAGTGCATTCGCAAGTACATTTGTACTAGAGAAAATGCTTATGAAAAGTATAATGGGATATGGTATTGCGGCACTATTCGCATACGGTGTTTGGTACCTAGTAAGCAGGAAGCTTGATGAAACAGTTCCTGTTAGAGAAGAACACAAGTCTTGGTGGCGTGTTGCACAATGGGTAGCAACAGGCGGACTATGGTGGACTTGGTTATCACATGATATGGCTAACATTGCAGTATTTCTACCACGACAAGTTCCTGTAGATTTAATGGTGCTTGTTAGTTTTGTATTTGTTGCAGGTTTATTCTGGATGTTTAAAGAACGTGGCGGCAAGATACAATCAATTGTATTAGAAAAACATAACACAAGATATGTGCGAAGTGCTACACTAATTGATTTGTTCTATTGGTTATGCTTGTACTTTTTCAAAGAGCTAAATGATATACCTATGTCAACTACTTGGGTATTCGTTGGTATGCTTGCAGGTAGAGAACTTGCTATTGCACAATTCACTGGCAAGACAAAGTTCAAAAGTGTATTTCCTTTGGTGGCAAGAGACTTCCAAAAGATGATGATTGGACTAGGAGCATCGGTTGCTATTGTATTAACAATCCATTATATATTAATACCAAATGGATTTTAAATTTAACTTGACAATGTTAGTATTAGATAGTATACTATAAGAAACATTTGCGGAAGTATCAATGAGAATAACTATTGCAGGGTATGGCCATGTTGGTAGAGCTGTCGAAGCCTATCTAAAAGAGTGTGGTGTAACTACCAAAATAGTTGATCCTGAGTATTATAGAATACTAGGAAAAGATCTTACATGCGGATTAAAAATCAGTGACACAAACGCTGAAGGAGTAATAATCTGCGTAAGTACTCCGCAAGCAGAAACTGGTGAATGTGATATGTCAAATGTCTTTGATGTACTCACAGATACAGATCCAAAAACTCCGGTACTAATCAAAAGCACAATCAGTCTTGAAGGTTGGGAACAAATAGAAAGTTTGTTCCCAACACATACAATTACATTCTCCCCTGAGTTTATAAGAGCAGAACATGCAGTAGAAGATATGCTTGCTACTGAAACTTTTTATATGGGAGGTGGACACTATTACTTTTGGGAAAGAATATTAGAAAGAGTAATGATCAGACCCAACAAAGTAGTAAAGATTAAACACGCACATCCAAGAGATTTGATATTAGCTAAATATTTTCGTAACAGCTTTTTAGCTACAAAAGTTGCTTTCTTTAATCAAGTTTATGATTTATGCAAAGCCGCTGAAGTTGATCACGAAGCAGTCATACCCTTAATAACAGACGACAACCGAATAGGAGATAGCCACAGCAGAGTAACATCAGAACGGGGTTTCGGAGGTCACTGTTTTCCCAAAGACACCCAAGCAATTCTAAAAACAGCACAGGACTTTGATATAGACTTGTCGTTGATACGAGAAGCTATTCAATATAATAATAACGTAAGGAAGGGTGACACTTGAAGATGAAGATAATAACTGGCAATGCGAATCCGGAGTTAGCTGATAGAATCGCACAACACTGTTTTGCCACATTAGTTCCTGCTAAAGTAAGTAACTTTGCGGACGGAGAAACCAGTGTAGAGTTTTTAGAAAATATAAGGGGAGAAGATGTTTTTATTTGTAACTCAACATCAACTCCTGTAAACGATAGTTTAATGGAATTGCTTATAATGATTGATGCTGCCAAGCGTAGTAGTGCTAGTCGTATTACAGCAGTTATTCCTTACTTTGGTTATGCTCGTCAAGATCGTAAGAGTGCAAGTCGTACACCTATTACTGCTAAGTTGGTTGCTAATTTAATTACAACAGCTGGTGCAGATAGAATACTTACAATGGATTTACATGCAGGACAAATACAGGGGTTCTTTGATATTCCAGTGGACGATTTAACAAGCCGTATCGTATTTGCAGATGATATTAGATCACATGTTAATGTTAATCAAGGCACTGTCTTTGTTTCGCCTGATGCAGGCGGTGCAGTTCGTGCTAGAAAGTTTGCTGATATGTTTCATGGAGATATTGCTGTCGTTGATAAGCGTAGACCACAAGCAGGTGTTAGTGAAGTAATGGCACTAATTGGTGATGTGAAAGACAAGCATGCTATTCTAGTAGATGACATTGTAGACAGCGGAGGAACACTATGTGGTGCGGCACAAGCTATTATGGATGCAGGAGCATTAAGTGTTAGAGCTTATATTACACACGGAGTGCTAAGTGGAGAAGCAGTTAAACGTGTAGAAAAGAGTGTACTTGATGAACTAGTAGTTACTGACAGTATCAACACTAGGGACTTTAGTAAACTTAAGAAATTGCGTGAAGTAAGTGTTGGAACACTATTCGGTGAAGCTATTCGTAGAGTTACTAACGAAGAAAGCGTAAGTTCACTGTTTGACTAAACTTGCGGTGTTTCCATACCTTCAGCGGCTTTTTTAATGTGCATTACATAAGCATCAATAGAGTGATCTGAGAAACTATCAACTTTCATTACTTTGATACCTCTCCAAATACCTCTAAACCTGTCTTTAGTTCTTTGCCATCCTGTGAGTGTACGAACATTGCCCCAAGTGTTTAGATAGTGTTCCATGCCATGGTGTCTATATCCCATTATGTTTAATGGAACTCTTGTGACTATATCGTTATTGTTTACCCATCTAATATGTCTGACGCCTAAAGATGTACAATACTTGGTCCATCCTACTCTTGGACTACCGTAAGTGTAAAGCTCATACGGATTTGGAATACCTTCATGATGATAACATCTGCTAGCCATAATAGTTGCCATAGCTGCACCTAACGAATGTCCACAGAACCAAACAGTTTTCTTTGCATTTGCTTTACGTTGTATATCTTCTAGTATCATAGGCCATAAGTCGTCTACTTCGTCCTTAAAACCTCTATGCACTCTGGACACAGTTTCAGCAACGACAGGCATTGCCTTTAAGTCTGCTTGTATATCACTATACTGTGTAGGCTGTGTTCCCCTACAAGCTATAACCATATCTGTTTTATTTTGGAATCTATATGCTTGAGCACCGTCCCGGTCATAAAATTCTGTTGTTGTAAAACCTAATTTTTTCGCTTGCTTTTTTGCACTATTGATGTTATAATAAGCATACTTTGATAACTTCGCGAAAAGTAATGATCGATTATATGTATCGAGATCTAAAATACCCGGCATCTTTCCTCCTTATTGCTATAGTAGCGACTAGAAGTAGTCGTTACAGCAATATTTATACTCCAAACCTTATAAATACACATAAGGAAGTGTGAGAGAAACTATGAAGAAACGTACCAGATCAATTTTAGACGAATTAAACCAGGTACATGGCAATCGTGATAATGATTTGTTTATTGATACCACTGCGAATAATATCATTGAGAGTGCTATTAATCTGCTCAGTCGGGTACATAGTCATTATGATATAGACACAGCTTCTGAACTAGAGCGCCGTTTTATTAATAGTATTAAATCAGGCGATCCTCGTAAGTTTCGTAGGGCAATCCATAGAATACGAGAAGGAAAGCAGAATGACAATTCTTAACGAAGGTGGCAACATCTTCCAAGGTACAGCTGAGTTCGATCAAAAGCTGATACCGGACATGATGAAACAAATTAATAAAGTCATGAAAGTTACAGGTGCCAAAGCACTACCAATTGGTTCTGGTGCAACACCAACACCAGGTAAACTAAGTGGCGATTTAGATATGATTGTTGATGCTGGTACTATAATAAAGCACTTCAAAGTTGCAGATACAAAAAATGCAAAAATAGAATTAGAAAAGTTATTTCAGCAAGCTGGCTTTGAAACACGCAAGTCAGGACAAATTGTACATGTTAAAACCACAATAGGTGACACACCTCAACAAGTTGATATTATGGTAGTAGACAACGGTGCTACAGCCCAAAAGTTTCACGTACACGACTTACCTAAAGGATCGTTGTACAAAGGTGTACACAAGCAAATTATGATAGCTGACCTTGCTAAAGTAAAAACAACAGACGATCATCCTAATGGCATGAAATGGAGTGCGTATAAAGGACTAGTTGACAGGGAAACTAACGAACTTATATCAAGCGATCTTAATCAAGTAGCTAAGATTCTTTTAAATCCAAAAGCAAAAGCTGCGGACTTAGGAAGTGTTGAAAGTATTGTAAAAGCAAATCCAGAAGCACAAGCAATTGTAGACAAGTACGAAGCTGATCCAGAAAGTGCTTGGATGAAAAAGAAGATACCTGCACCAACTGAAACATTAGAAGACAAACAGCTTAGACGGATCAAAGAACTGCTACCAAAATGAGATATCAAGAGTTTAAAATACTGACCGAAGAATTTAAGGGTCGCGAATATAATCACGTAGAAGATCTTGTGACTGTTAACGGATCAGCTGGCGCAATGAAAGCAGCAGATATACTAGACGGCATGGGCAGTGACTCAGGTGATGTAGCTATTAAATGGGACGGCAACCCTACATTTTATTGGGGACGTGAACCAGACGGCACATTTGTATGTGTAGGTAAAAATGGCTGGGGGAGACAAAAGTCAACAACATCAGCTGACTTGTCTAAGTTTATTTTAAACACAGGTAAAGGCGAAGACTGGCGTAAAGACTTTGCTGGAGATATGGCTAGTGTGTTTGACTTGATGAAATCTGCAACACCTCCTAGCTTTAGAGGCTATGCATACGGAGACTTACTTTATACACCACGCAAGCCATTTACTAGTGATAACGACTCAGTTGTCTTTACTCCTAATAAAGTTACATACACCGTGACTAAGAAAAGCGAGCTTGGGCAACGCATAGCGGCCTCACAAGTTGGTGTCGTAGCACATACTACATATGAAACTTTTGGGAGTAAAGATAGCACACCTATTAAAGATGTAAGTATTTTTAATAATAGAGATGTTGTTGTGCTAGGACAAACATATGTAACACATCAACCCAAGGTTGATACAAAACAAACAGATGCTATACGTAAAAAAGCAAATGCAAGTGCAAAAGTAATTGATCAGTTTCTTGCACCACAAAAAGGCCTAAGTGATATGAAGAATATCATTTATACATATGTCAATCATATGACACGCACACAACAGCTAAAAAATATAGAATCAGGATTCTTTGAATGGCTAAGTACTAGTAAGGTAAGTGCAAACAAGCAAGCAAAAATTAAAGGTATGCATGATGCTTCACCAAAAGCATTAGCAAGTATATTTGGACTTATCAAAACAATAATGACTGTAAAGGACAATATCATAGATCAATTAGATTCCGCAGATGCAGACGTTAAGGCAACTACAGCAGGCGAAAAAGGCGGCGAAGGTTATGTCGCACAAAAATCAAAAGTAAAACTTGTACCTCGTACAAGATGGCAACCAAACTAAGGAGTTAGAAATGAAAGTACATGAAATTACAGAAGGTTACTACGATGCATCACCTTTTGCCCAAAAGATGGCAAGGTTTGGTCGTACACTTCAACAACTAGGACAAGGCACAGGAGAGCCGGGAAGCCTAGCTAAAATGTCAGACGAAGAACTAGGCATGATGAATAAAATGGGATCACTTGGGTCAGCACTAACTACTGTTGGTAACACCTTTGGAATCAAAGATCCATCAGAAGGCAGCGGCGATCCAAAGCAAAAGCTTGCTAAATTTTTTAAAGATTTAGAATCTGCTTGTGGTTGTGACAAGCCAACTATTATGAAACTGCTTAAAAAAGCAGAAGAAAATGCTAGTATGAAAACTGATGTTGGTGTTAAAGACCCTGAGCCACAAGATGAGCCAGATGACGAACCAGAAGATAAAGCACCAAGTGATGACGAAATTGATCGCGACGCAAAAGACTTTGCAAGAGGCTAATATTTAATGACTGATCGGTACACAGCAACTGAATGGGCAGCAATAGAAGGAGGCCATACTATGGATACTTCTAAAGAAGAAGCATTCTCATTCATTAAGGACTTGCACGAAGCACGTATGACAAAAGATAATGGAAGTTCAAAAAAGCTAACATTCTCAGATTGTTGTGAGAGATTGTACCTAACACTATTAATATTAGAAACTATGCGTAAGTATCCCGATTTTAAAAACATAGTGCAAAAATACGCTAAAAAGACTGTGGGCTTTGAAACTTATAGATATTATAGAATCATGGGTACAGATCTTTATAACTTTATATATTTTATAGTAGGAGGTGATTCTGCACAAAATAAGTTAAAAGATCCTAAGTCAGCTAAAGAAATGAAAAGAAACTCACGTATTCCTGTACTTGATATTAATAGATATATTCGAGCATTAGCTAACGGTAGTGAAGTTAATCCTAGTTCTTTGTTTATTAAACTCGAATCTGCTTTGAGAATTACTAACTCCGATTACAAAGCAGTTCGTAGAAGTATACTGAACTGGGATAAACAAACTAGATCAGATAAGCGTTTAGTTGCTACACGGTTAATATTTGCGACAAGGGCAAAGCTTAGAAGCTCAGACT